CCCGCATGTCCCCCGACGTGATCGTCGGCGTCGAGCCGAAGTTCGTACCGCGATCGAAATTGTCGTAGTCATCCGACACGCTGCCGACGATCACGTCGGGGGACATGCGGGTGCCGGCGTACCACAGGCGGCCGTCGTGGAACAGCACGGCGCGCGGGCCGTCCGTGTCGGAGAACAGGCCCAGCGCCCAGTCGAGCGTGGCGCCGGTCGCCGGATCGGTCTTGGCTTTGAGCAGCGTGGCCGAGGCCACCGTAGTCGAGGTGACGGACGTGATCTCGTATACGCCGTCGAACCAGCGCACCGAGCGGCCCACGTCGTCCGCCGACACCAGCCCGCCAACGCGCGGCACGGCCGACCAGGTTAGCGTGTACGGGCCGCTGCCGGTCACATTGAGGGTCGTGGCCGTGACATTCGACGGCTGCATCGGGGCGTTGCCGCCTTTGAAAGAGACCTCGGCCAGTGAAAAGGTTTCGAGCCCGGTGCGCGTCAGCTTACGCGGCCACTTGCCGGGGTGCGCGAGGTACATCACGTCGACCTGTTGCGCGGTCCGCACGGCACGCGGACCACCGAAGTCGTCGTCGGAATAGGGGGAGGCGATCTCGTAGGGCACGCCTGGCGACGCTTCGATCACACCATGGTTGGCGAAGAACCGGATGTAGCCGTCCGAAAACTCCATGACATATTGCTGGTCGACCGCCACGTCGAACGGGATCAGAGCGACCGGCGCAGTCGTCGACTTGACCTCGGCCACCATATAGGAGCCGGTGCGCCGCTGGAAGCCGCCGTGCGGCATGGGCAGGCCGTTCTGCGCCTGGCGCATCCCCTGGCCGTACTGTTCCAGGTCCTCGCGCGTGAGGAGGCGTCGGGAAAGCAGGCCCGACGCGAAGCTATTCTGCAAAGGATTAAATCTAGACATTTACAGGACTGGCCCGATACGGTAGCCGCTGTAGGGCGTGTCGGCGTAGCGGCTGTCGATCCACTCGCTGGCGACCATGACCTCGGGGGTGTTTTCGATCGCGTGGTTCATCTTGGCGTTGCGCAGCGCCATGGCCCTGTCCTGGCGGATGGCGGTGTACCGCTCCGTTCCCTTGGTCACGTCGTAGAAAATGTCGAGGGCGATGTCGAGGGCGAGCAGGTTGGCGAAGTCCGGCGGGTACTTGCCGGCCTCCTCGACCTTCTGCGTCAGGAAGATGTTGAGCGGTGCGGCGACATCGGTGTAAATGAATTCGTCTTCGTGCTTGAAGGCGTGCAGGGACGAGGTGTAGTTGCGCTGCGGCTCCGTGTCGTCGCCGAGCCCGAGGACGCGCAGCGTGCTGGCCGGCAGGCGGTAGCGGTACTGGAAGCCGAACAGCGGCGCGGCGGTGTCCGCGGCCAACTGGGTGCGAACCTTCGTGAAGTTCCAGATGTAGGACTGCATCAGCGTGTCGCGGACCTGGTCGTAGACGGTGCGGACCGACGTGGCGCTCTTGCTGTTCTCGTCGATGGAGCTGATACGGGCCTGCCCGACCTTCACGAGGGCACGGTTGATGATCTCGATCTTGGAACTCATGGCCGGAGAATAGCACAGGACGGCCGCAAAGAGAAACCCCCGGACCATCAGGGTCCGGGGGCGCCGGGGCGGAACGAAGGAGGGAAAACGCCCCGGCCGGGGTTACTCTTTGGTAGTGCCCGAGGTCGCGATGCCAGACACCTTAGACGCCTTGGACGCCTGCCGGCTATAGGACCGGACGAGCGCCTTGATCAGTTTGGCCGCGTCGAGGCTGCCGATCGTGTTGTCTATGAGCAGCGCGGCCTTGCCGGACAGCGACCCGCCCGTCCCGTAGGTAACGGTGACCTGGCGGGACGGCGTGATGCTCGCATTGAGGGTGAGCGTGGCCATCGGTTATTACTCGACCGAGTAGACGATGTACCCGCGGAGCGTGCCGCTGTCGGGGTTGGCGCCTTCGAACTTGGCCGTCAGCGTGATGCCGGCGGTCAGGCGCTCGCGGCCGAGGCCGTACAGCGCCCAGGTGTTGGCGAAGTCCGCGTTGCCGGCGGCCGTGGCCACGTCGACTGCCGAGGCGTACTTGTTCTCGGTCGTGCCGTCGCCGATGTCGAGCGTGACCGACGTGCCGAAGTCGGTGAAGTCGAGCCGGCCTGAGTAGATGCGGGCGCCTTCGGGGATGCGGGCCAGCTCGACGAAGTCGTTCTGAGCGGCGTCGCCGGTCCAGGAGAAACGAGAGACGCGCAGCTTGCCGCGGCTTTCGTCGGAAAGCGGCTTGGACTGCGGCGTCGCGCGCAGGTTCGTGATCTGATCGGAGTAGAGGGTAGCGTACAGGGCGCGCATTGCGGGGTTCCTATGTGAGAGAGGAGGTTGGCAGCGAAGCTATCACGCTTCGCTGCAAAGAACGGACACCACCATGGCGTCTTCGACGCGGAGCGCGCCCCAGGAGCCGCAGGTGTAAATCTGCTGCGAGTAGCGCTTGTCGGGACGCGGCGAGGCGACCGTGCTGGGCGCCATGGCCATGCCGAAGCGGATCGCCGGCTGGGCGTAGGCGAAGCAGTTGCGCTCCGTCGAGACCAGGCCGAGACGCTGCGAGCGGATGAACTTGAAGCCCATGTACTCGTCGACTTCGCCGCGGACCAGCGCCTTGACCGTGTTGAAGTCGGCCGACGTGACCTTGTCGTCCTCCAGCAGCTCGCGGATTTGGCGGGCGGTGGCCACGAAGAAGCGCGGGTAGAACTCGTCGACCTCGTTGGCGTCGAGGATTTCCTTGGCGCGGATCAGCTTGTCGATCGTCAGGCCCGTCGAGCCCGAGGCGAGCTGCTGGGTCGAGGTCGGGAAGGCGGTCGTGCCCGAGCCGGTGTGGCCGGTGACGGCGGTCGCGTAGAGCGCGCTGATGATCGCGTCGTCCATGCCGCGGCCCATCGTGCCGGCGTGCTTCTGGGTGTACATGCTGTCCACCTGGATCAGCATCTTGACACGGTCCTGCTTGTCGATCAGGTCGGCGACATCGAAGTCCTTGATGAAGCCCCACCGACGGGTCTGCGGCGTGTTGTTGAGCGGGGTGTCGCCGTGGCGCTCGTTGATCTCGTTCGGGGCGTCGACCTTGCCCATGATCTCGACAGTCCAGCTTTCGCCGGTCACGTCTTCGCGCATCACGGTGCCGAGCAGGCGGGAGAACTTCTGTTCCGCCAGGGAATGGACCATGGACGAGAACTGCGTGACATACGCGACGGGAATATCGACAGAATACAGCGCACGCATTTGCGTGTTTTACCTTTCGCCAGGTTGTGGGGGTTTTCGGTGAGCCGCCACGGGTGTCCTGCGAAGGGCCGTATTGAACTCGGTCGATTGTGCATTACCACAACCGACCGAGGGGTGTCAAGTCAGCGGAACATGAAGCCGAGCAGGCCGATGTAGATGAAGACGACCGTGGCCAGTGCCCCGAGGGCGAAGCCGAGGATGAACCACAGCACCCGTCTAGACCTTCTTGTTGCCGTCGAGGCGGGCGAACAGCTTGGCCGCCTTGGCCTCCAGTTCGCGGCGCTTGACGGGGTTCTTCTCGTCGATCGCCAGTTGGATCAGGTCATTGGCCTGGCCGCGGAGCGCGCTCGGGTTGAGCGGGCCGTCCCCGCCGCCGTCCTTGTCACCGCCGCCGCCGTCCTCGGCCAGCATCGCGCCGACCTTGGCGAACGCCTTGAGCAGGACGGGGTCGGTGCCCATCTGCGCGCCGTTGAGCGCGTCGACCAACTCCTGGCCGCCGATCCGCATGATGCCGAGGTTGGCGTCGGCGACGGTCTTGTCGAACGTCTCGCCCAGCTCGGTCTGGAGCGCCTTGATGTTGTTGGCGTGCTTCTCGTTGCCCGCAGCGACGGTCGCCTCGTAGCCCGCCTGGGTACTCTCGCCGATCACTTCGACAAGACCCTGAAGCTGGTCGGGCAGGATGCCGAGGCCATGGGCCGTCTCGCGCAGCTTGGCGAACGCCGGCTTGCTCACGTCGACGAAGTCACCGCCCTTCTTCGGGGCCGAGACCTTGTAGTCGTCCAGCTTCTCGGGCAGGCCCAGCTTGGACAGCACACCGCGGCGCGTCTCGGGATCGGCGTTCGGCGGGATTTCGACCAGTCGGTCGATCGGCTTGCCGATCAGCTTCTGAGCGTTCTCGGCGCCGGTTACAAGGTCCGCGAGGTTGGCGTACTTGGCGGCGACGCCGGTACGCAGGTTCTCGGGGAGGGCGGTTCGGTAGTCCCAGTTGTCGGGGAGCTTGAAATCTTCACTCCCCCCAGTACCAGCACCGCCAGCAGCACTCCCCCCAGTACCGGTCCCGCCCGAACCGCCAGCGCCAGCACCGCCAAGCAAACTATTGCCAGTGCCGCCAGCGCCAGCACCTGTTCCGCCATCGCCGCCTCCCTCGCCGTCGTAAAGGGCTCGCATCTTACCAGTCGTCATTGTTCACCTTCTCTTGCTGGGGTTCACGGACCGCTTCCTGGTCCTGCTCGTTCTCGGGCGACCACGCAAGCTGCTGGCCGATGTAGACCATGACCGACCGCTGGCCCTCGTAGACCGCACTGTGCATGGGGTCTCCGGGCACGAAGGTCGTCCGATTGATGAAGCCGAACTTCGCGACGAGGTGCGCCATGACGATTTGGCCGGCCGGCGAGGAGAACAGCTCCTTGTACGCCGCTGCGACCTCGTGCGGCTGGACCTGCCGACTAAGCTGCTGCATTGGCCTTCGTCACTTGCGCGCCTGCGGTCATCATCGCTGCGGCCCCCTTCAGAGCATCCGGGCCGATCGCGGCAGCGGCGGCCTGCGCCTCCTGCTCGGAACGAGCCTTGCGAACCTGATCTACCACAGTCTTGGACTTGATGAAAGAGGCGTCCATGCCATTGGCCATGGGGATGCGGACCGCGACCTTATCGGTGTCGATCCAGTCGAAGATGCCCTTGTCCGCCTGGAACCAGAAGGACATCTGCTCGAAGGTGCGCGCGATGGCCAGGCCCTCAAGCTGTTTCTGCGACGCGATGAGCGGCGAGACGTACTCCAGCTTGATCTGCCGGTTCTGCAACTCGACCGGCGGGAGAGGGAGCTGGCCGGCGGCGCGGAGCACGTCAAGCGCGCGCATGGCGATGCGAGAGAAGAGTTCCGACTGCATCCGCACGAGCATGGGCGACAGGGCGCGGTTGCGCTCGTCGACTTCCTGCATGACCTGCGTGGCGGTCTTCACCGGGCTGTCCGGGGTGACGAACAGCGGCGTGAAGAAGGCTTCCTTGATGGCCTGCTGGCGGGCGATGAGAAGCTGGTTGCCAGTCTCGATGCGGCTGGTGCCGGGAGGGATCAGGGACTTGATCTCGGCGCCGCCCTCGACGAAGGTCAGGCCGCCGGGGAACAGGCGGACCGGCGACACGATCGCCCCGTCCGGCACGACCAGCGGCGGGTCGACGATCTTCTCGGCGCCGCGCAGGATCGTGTCCGACATGCGGTTGACCATGCGGATGTCGGGCATGGCGGTCATGGCCGGCGAGCGGCCATAGATTTCTCCGCGCGCCTTGTACCAGCGCGGCACCATGTAGGGGAAGGTGTTGTAGGAGCCGTACTCCAGAACGCGCTTCTCCTCGCCGTCGAGCACCCACACCGAATGGTAAGCGCTGCCCCGCGCGATGCGCGCCTTGGGGAATTGCTGGACGAGCGGGTCGGTGGCCGGGATGACGGCATGCAGATAGCGATCGGTCGTCGACAGCTTCTTGTCGTCCAAGCGCTCGAAATTCTTACCCAGCTTGTCGGCCTTGAAGCGCTGTAGCGCGGCGCGCTTGGACTGCTTGCGCACGCGCGTCAGGCTGTCGATCGTCTCGTCCTCGCCCTCCTCGATCGTACAGTCGTCGAGGTGGTAGGTGCGGATGCGGAGCTGGCCGCCGACCGTGTCCATGTACATGACCGCGGTGCCGAACGCGCCGAGGCTGAGATACGTCTGGTGGAGCTGCGAATAGATGTCGGCCATTGGCGCCGAGAGCAAGGCCATCACCTTGCGGTCGAGCCCTTCGAGGTAGGCGCGCACGGCCGGCGACCAGGCCAGCTCTTCCTCGCCCTCGATCCCGAACTTGATCCACTGGGAGGTCGGCGAGTTGAGCAGGGTGTGCAGGAACGAGCCGAACATCTCCAGCGCGCGCGGCGCCGTGCTGTCGAGCACCCAGCGCATGCGGTCCTGGCCGGGCGTAATCTGCTCCATGAACGACGCTTCGTTCGGCAGGCAGTACCGGGCGATCGACTGCCACAGGACCTCCCACGTCGCGCGGGAGGCGCGGCGTTCGCCGTCGCGGCGGATGATCTCTTCAGCTACCTTGTCGCGGGCCAAAACGGCTTCTACTCCTCGGGCGGCGGAGAGGTACCGGGAAAATCCGGGTCGTTCCCGTCCATCTGTGGAAGTCCGCCCAAGAAGGCGGCATGAACCTCATGGTACGGGGCCTGCAGGACCTCGACACCGAGGATGAAGACGCCACCCGCCCGCTCGATCGGGTTGAGTGCGGCGTAAGGAGCGCTTTCAGAGGGACCGCGTACCTGATCGGCCTGTTCGGCTGTGAGAAGGATGAACATGGCCATCAGACGTTCGCTCCCACAGAGGTGGCCCACGCTTGAACATTGGTGTAGCGCGCGAGGCGTTGCGCGCCAGAAAGCGCCGCGCCAGCAGACGCATATCCATACGAACTAGCTCTAAAACCGATAGGCGTTCCTGCATTATTCAGTGCGCCAACAAAAATGGCGTGAGCGGATAGAGACGCGCCCACGGCCGCAGGAGTGACGGTGCGGGTCATGTCGACGCCATTCTTGGCGCCGTAGGCATTTGTCGTTAGAGCGCCGTTGCGCCCGATCTGGGTTAATCCGCGACTGTCCGCAGCCGGCAATGTGAAGGTGCCGTCTGCGCTATTGCCGCCGCCAACAGCATTACCGACAATGCGGGGGCCGAGATTGATCGAACGGTTAGAGCCAGATGATGCGCCCATGGCGCTTGCCGCAGCGGTAACGTTAGTGCGCTCGTAGATTTCTGCGTGAACAGAGTCTGTCGTCATCGACAGGGCGTTGGTCGAAGGCACGAAGACCAGATTAACGTAGCTTGTTGTGCCGTTGGTCGTGTAGTCACGATTTGCGGTAAAGGTCGGTAAGTTGACCGCCGTCGCAAGGCGACGCTGCTTCAGGCTCGTAAGCGCCTGGATCGCGTTCTCCGCCCAGAAGCCCCAATAGTCGTCGGTCAGGCCCCACAAGCCGGCATCCTTCTCGCTGAACACGAACTGGTCGACGATGATCAGACGATCCAAAGATACGGAGCCGCCATTGGCGACGACGGCATCGCGCCACAGCACCACGTCTTCATCGAAAGCGCGGATCGAGCCCCCGGCAACGCTCCCGAACACTGACCCCATCACGGGGCTCATAACGTTATTGTCGGGCACAGCTTGCTACCAGCTTATAGCGGCGATGCCGCTACCGGCCGTGTACCCGCCGGTCTTCACGCCCACGCGGAACTCCCACGTACCGGCGTACTGCGCCGTTTGCATGCCGCCGTTCGACGCGGCCGGGGACGTGTAGATGTCCATCGTATTGCCGGTCGTGCCGTCCGACTTGACGCGCCGCGCCTGGACGGTCCAAACCACATTGAGCGTCGTGTTGTCGTCCGACATGCTGGCCGTAAAGGCGCTGATGCGCCCCTTGGCCGGGAGGCGCACCCACTCTGTAAACTGGTTCGCTGCAGTGATGGCCGCTTCGCGCGTGCTCACCGGACCTCCTGTCGCGTACGTCATTACGCGCCTCCAAGCAGGGACTTCTTTGTCCCGATTTTCGAGAAGCTGTCACCGCCGTCAGCGGCCGTCAGCAGGGTGTTGGCCGCGCCTGCGCGGCTGGCGCGGTCTGCCAGGGACTTGCGCTTGGCCTCTTCCGCCGCGGCATCCGCCTGCGCCCGAAGGTCGGCCTGGCTCGGGCCGCTGTTGAAGTAGACCGGCTGCTGTTGCGGCTGCGAACCGATGCCGAACAGAGCGCCGATGGCCTTGAAGAAGTCGTAGTGTGCGCGCATGGTTCTATCGGTCTACCACAAGACGGGTCAGCCGTCCAGTTCGGCCACGTCGCGGCGCTTGAACTTCTTGTCGTGCTTGGCGAACCAGCGCGCCGCACCCATCGATCCGCGCTCCTCGGGCGCGAGGAAATTCGCGCTCAACGGGTTGTCCATGTCGTCGCGTGCGGAGACGGACCCGCTACGCTCGTCCAACTGGTAGCGAATACGACGAGGGCGGATAGCTTGAGGCTTCTCGGTCATTGGCGATCGCGTCCATCTGGTCCTTGAGGGCGAGGGTGCGGACGCTGTCGGCCCGCGCGTAGGCCGCAGCATACACCGGACTTTGCATGAACGCCATCTTGTGCCGAGCAAACGCCTCGTGTTCGTGGCTGTCGAGGGTCTTCCATCGTTCGGCGTTCACGTCGGCCAAGAGGGCGAACGCCTCGCACTTCTCGACGGGCCAGTGCTTGCTTGCCGGGTACTGCGCGGCGTGGAGTGCGTGGCCGAACTCATGCATGAGCACCGCCGGGCCGGCGTCCTCCGGACAGAACAGAAATGAAATGGGGGCGTTGTCGTCGACCAACGTCAGGCACGTCCCCTCAGTCGGCTCCTGGCCGGGCTCGGGCTGGCGGAACCCCCAGTGGTCGACCAGTTCGTCGATGAAGGCGTGCGAGAACCGTTCGCCGATGATGCGGGTCTTGCGCAGCGTCGGGTACAGCCCTGGCCCCCACAGGCAATGGGCGAGGAGCATTTCGGAGCCGGTCAGCATTCGTGTCTTCACAGTTGAGCCCTCGCCTGTTGATGTCCGTCTTCCTCGATCCCGAAGCGGCGCAGGCCCATCGCCAGCGACCGGAAAGCGTCGGCGCTGTGCGAGGTCCAGTCGTGCTTCGGCTTCTGCCGGAAAATCTGCTGCCGCTCGTCGTACTCCCGATGGTACAGGGCCATGGCGCTGACGCCCGTCAGGGTCATGCCGGCGTCGAAGGCGCAGCGCGGGAGGAGGGCGCGGACCGCCGCGATGCCGTCCTCGACGTTGGCGCGCGGAACCGTGACGCCGCGGACGCCGAGCGCGCGCAGCACCGACATGCGGCTCTTGCCCGTACCCAGCTCCGTCTGCTCGACGTCGTGCGGCAGGAAGTGTCGGCCGTAGCGGTAGCCCTTCTTCTCCAGCACGTCGGCGTAGTGGTCGAGCCCGGCGCCGGCCGCCTCGTAGTAGTCGATGACGAAGACTTCGTGGCCGACGATCTGCACGAACCAGATGGCGGTGCAGTCGTCGAAGCCCAAGTCCCATGCGGTGTGAACCGGTAGGCCGGGGTTGTAGGCGTAGCGCCCGAAGCGGCCACGGTCCTTCAGCTCGGCCAGTTGCTTCGCATAGATGGCGCCCTTCACCGCGGCGTCCCACGAGCACTCGTACTCCTGCTCGTAGGCGTCGTCGTCGTTCATGTCGAGCCGGGCAACGCGCAGCTCCTCGGGCATCAGCACGCCGGTCTGGCTTGCGCGCCACAGCTCGGCCGCCCAGTCGTCGCGGTAGACCAGCTCGCCCGTGTCGCCGGGGTCGTCGATCATGTTGTTTCCGCCCATCTTCGCGCCCAGGCCCTGCGACCACAGCTCCGCGCGGGTGTGCATGTGGTAGGCGTGGTTGCGACCGAACGGGGTCGTCATGAAGATGGCGAACTGGTTGGTCTCGAAGTTCTCGTCGTCCCCGCCGCGGTTCACGTCGGACAGCATGGGTCGGACCTGCTGGGTCCAGACGTGCGGCGGTATCTGCGCCCACTCGTCGAACACCACGCCGTCGAGGTACATGCCGCGCAGGCGTTGCTTGGGGGTGTCGGTGCCGTAGAGGCTGATCTGCGACCGGCCACCTAGGCGCGTGGGCAGCTCGACGGTCAGCTTGCTTTCACGGTGGACGACGGACGGTATCTTGGCCGTGAAGTCCTTCACGTAGGTCCAGGCGATCTGTTCGGCCATGTCGAAGGTCGGTGCCAGGTAGGCATAGCGGCCATTGGGGAACGGGCACTCGACCGCGCGCTCGATCAGGGTCTCGACGGCCAGCACCGACTTGCCGAAGCGGCGATGCACTACCCACGAGTTGAAGCGCTTCATGCGGCGGCGCATGGCGTTCTGGAGCGGGCGCGGGTTGAAGCCCGTCAGGTCGCGGATGTCAGCGGGGAGGTCGACCGGCCGGCCGTAGGCTGATGCCTTGGCCAGTGCCTGGATTTTGTTGATGAACGACAGGCGCTACTCGGGGTCTTTGTTGAACGGCAGGACCCGGATTTTCCCGGCCCAGAAATCCTGGGCGCGCGCAGCCGCGGCGCAGTCGGCCTTGGTCTTGCCGTAGGTGACGATGTGCGTGTTCTCACCGTCGAAGCCGATCAGGATGACCTGACGTAGATCGTGCTGACGAGCGACGGCGCGCGCGGTAGAAATGGGAAGTTTGCCCTTCGGGGCTTCGACTTCGGCCGGCTTCCAATCGTCCATGGACCCCTCAGAGCAATACGTGAAGCAGTCGTTCTATCACACGATGCTCCTCGCGCGCAACGTCGTCGCCGCAGTCCTCGGGTATCAGGTCGCCGAACAACAGGTGCAGAACTTCGTGCAGGGCCAGTCGTTCCGGTGGGTAGGTCTTCCCCGCGGCGGCGAAATAGGTGAACGTGGCGTGCCGGGTGTTCTTGTCGTACTCGACCTGCGCCTCTGCGTCGGTGGCCGTCTCATCCAACTTGAAGTCGACGTACCAGTCCTTCAGCCCAAATCTGTCAACCCAGGTGCGGACCTCGTTCTCGAAAACGTCGTGAGGGGCGAGCATGGCGACCAGTGTACCAGCTAGAAGCCGTCCGCGTCTACCTCTGCCTTCAACCAGCCCCAAAGCCTGCCGTGGCGTATGGCGTAGATCGAGCTGATGCTCACTTCGTATTCCTCGGCCAGTGGCCCGGCTTCTTCGTTTGGTCGGTACAAGATCGCTAGGACCTTTTCGCGGGTCAGCTTCGATCGCGGGTGCTTGGTCCCCCGTAGCCGGCTCGGTCCCATTATACGACCGCGCAACTTGTGCCCCCCGTGCCGGCCCTTGGCGTCTCGGTCCTGCATGTTGTCCGCAACAGTTCCCGCAAACAGGTGTGCAGGCTCGATGCAACTGGCGTTGTCGCAGCGGTGGCAGGCGCAGCGGTCTCCCAGCAGCTCGCCGTTGGCGATTTCCCAGGCGGCCCGGTGGACGTACACAAGCGCCTCGCCGTCTCTGGTCCGGCCGTAGCCGGCTTCGTTCTTCGAGCCCGTCCAATTCAGGCAGCCGGTGACGGGGTCACGCACGGAGCGGCGCGTGAGTTTTTCCAGCATTACTTCGTTCGGGTATTTCATTTCTCTATTATGCGATGCGTTCCATGTATTGTCAAATCTGATTTCGATTTCTTGTTGGAAATCCAAATTGAATTTTTAAAACAGCGATAAAGTATTCCGGGTCGATGGGGTCTGGGTCTGGGGACCCAAACGGTCGCGGGGGTAGGGGGTGGCCAACGCGCCTATTAAAAGAGGGGGTGGCATACAACACATGGTCGTCAAGGTGTTATAAGTACCCTTATGGAACATCGGCCGATTGTTCAATGATATCAATGGGTTAGCTAGCGCATGTGCCGACACACAGGGGCGCAGGCATGACCAGTCACCTTGAGTAACCATAGATGTAGACGATGCGTGAGAATGCGTTAGCTACAGGTTGTGTGTAGGCTAGAATCACGACCGGCTAGGGGGGTTAGGCTCAACAGGGAGAATAGTCCCGGAGCGAGATAGTTAACAAATGTGAACTATCGGAGATTATAGCATCGGGCAAAGAAAAGCCCCGCACAATGGCGGGGCGAGGGATTGTGGGCTGTCAGCCCTTGATCCAGATTAGGTACAAGGCTTGGATAGCCCCTCGTTGATGATAGCCGGACCGTTGGTAAACTGCCTGGCGATTACCTCGCGGATCATGTGAAGGACCACATGACCGCGAGGACGAACGAGACGACAGCGAATGCGGCCAACGTCTCGAACTGGCAGTAGCCATCAGGCATGGTCCAGCGGCTCGCGATCCATGGCCGGCAACTCCGCGCTGACTGCGAACTTGAGCACGCGGCGCCGTGCCCTGAAGTCATAGGATGCGGTCTCGCCGCGCGCCGGTTGCGGTGCGGGCTTGTCCTGCCGGTTGCCCGGCTGGCCGCGCTTGGACGGGTTGCGATTGAGGCGCTTGATGGTGGCGAGGTCATGCATGATGCTATTCCTTTTCCTGAATGAGGCCCTTGGCGGCGAGGTAGCCCAGCGCAAACGTGCGCTGGTCGGCCGGCGGGGCGCCAAACACCCGCCAATAGTCTAGCTGCCCGATATTCTCGCATGTGAGCAAGGCGAGCGCGCGGTCGCGGGCATGGCGATTTTGGCCAGAGCTACGCATGAAATCGAGCATGTCCATGTCCATCGCCATATGGACGTTGCGCTCGCCGACGTCGTCAAACTCCGCGTTTTCCGTGATATGGCGATAATCATGCCATGCCCGGAAGGCCATGTTCGCCGCCGGTCCACTAAATACCGTGCGCTCGCAATGCAGGTCCGACACGATAACGGAGTTGCCGAAGCGGGCGCAATTGTCCCACAGGGCTTTTAGGTCCCGAAGGTTGTCCGGGGCTTTGTCATGGCCACGCCAGCCTTGCGGCAACAGGCGATTGGCAATCGAGAGCGTGGCGCGCTCGAATAGAGCGTCGACGGGCTTCGCCATTATTCTGCTCCCAAGTCTTCCAAGGCCGCACGAACGCGCGGCGCATTGAACATGAAGCCATCGGGCGTCTTGCAGTCGCCGTAGACCGCGAGAAAGCGGTGCGTGGCGATCTTAGGCCATTTGGTCGCCCCTGCGTTCTTCGCCTTGGCGCCTTCAATGCACTCCAGAGCGAACTGATACGTTGGCTCGTCGTTGCCGATCCACAAGGCGACATTCCAATGCCCCTTGGATGCGTGGCCGTTGTACTCGCTCATTTGGTCGTCTCCTCTTTATCAGCGCGCGGTGAGAGAATGCGCGGGCGCTCCAGGTGGTTGCGGGACCGTGCCAGCTCCATATCCACAGGGAGCCGGCCGGCGGGAGAGTAGAGGGCGAGGAACCGCGCCAGCGGCTCCCCATCGAAGTCGTCGCGGATCGCGGCCATGCTAGCGCGCCCCCCGAACGATACGGCGGCCCCGGTAAGTTTTTGGGAATTCTTCGCGAGAGTACCAAAAAGCCGGGCCTTCCGATGTGTAGGAACCGGTTCGCGCGAAGTGCTGATACCCGGCCTCCAGCGCCACGGCTAGGAAAAGCGCGCTCATGACTGCACCTTATCGCGGCCATTGGAGGGCTTGCCGTTGGCCGCTGCGAGGAACCACGCACGGTCAAAACGCGGATTGTCGCTGGCGAACATGTCCGCGATTTCATCCACCGTATAGCTAATAAGCGGATTGGCGACGGACACAGAGCCGATGGTCTCGCGCGCTTTGGCGAGGGTGGCCGCAATCGCCTTGTAGTAGCGATATTGAAATACTGGTACCATGACTAGAAATCCTTCTCAAAGAGGAAAGACAAGATGCGGGAAGTCTCGGCGTGATGTTCGTGCGCCAGCCCCCAGTGCGCCCGTGCCTCGGCCTCATTGAAGTCGCGGCAACCAGCAAAGATACGTGCCTCGCCGTTGCGCGTCCCAACGGTGAAAACGTACCCATCGCTGCGAACCGCGTGCCGCCTAGCCCACTCGCCGATCGTGGCCCCCTTGCCGATCGTGGCCCACTCGCCGATCTTGGCCCACTCGCCAATCGTGGCCTCCTCGCCGATCTTGGCCCACTCGCCAAT